CCTAGTCTGTGCTCAGGCAGACCCCACCTAGCTCTATGTTAGGAGCTAGGGAGCAACTGTGGTGTTACACACCAACAGCCCAGATTGTACCACCGCGGGACAAGGATACGTGAAACTCGTAACCTTGTTTGGCCCCTTAGAGTATAAGTATTACCATACTCTTCTGTCGACCTAACCTTCAACCGGGCAAGCAGCATTCCGGTTGACTCAAAATGATCGGATTTACATCCGACCTCAAGCAAAACTGATACGAGGTATCCTTCGAAACCACGTTCAGCCAAAGCAGGTGTGGCTTCATCAAAGTTACTGATGAAGCCACCGTCGCCTACGCCTTCGGGTATACAAAATCGGAAAGATTTTGGAAGCCGGAGTTGAAGACGGCGAACAGACTCACGGAGCCGAGCGTCACAGCCGCAATAAGAATTACGGCGATGAGCAAGCCTCCGGAGACCGTTAGCCAGTTTGTAAATTGCTTGAGCATTTTGAACTCTCTCTTTAAGATAGAGGGGTTTACAGTCGACACCATCGTAGAAATGAGAACCACAGGACTCACGGAAGTAGCCAGATGAGAAACTTTTCTGGCTATTAACTTTGAATCCCAGGAACTCACTGAACGATGAAAAGGCTTGATAAGCAAGTGTGGGGAGGATAACATCATCCCCAAACACACTGATCTCCCCGTCGACGCCAAGATATTCGGTAGTTACCGAGGCGGCGGCGAAGAAGATTAGTGACTCTAACTCAAACGTGAATCCGTTCCCCATACTGGAGAACTTATTCCACGTCACGAGCTGCTCATCAAGAAAGCCAATTTTCGATCTCATCGAATCCATTAATAAGAACCAACGCGGGGGCATAACTTCCCGTATTAATTCTCGTGAAATGGAGTCGCTCGCAGAAGAAAAGTCAACTGTTGCAAGCTTACCGTCTTTCGACGATTCGCGAGCAAGTCGTTGATTAGTCTCTTGCGAATTGAGATTGATCCCAACCCGACGAAGACGTCTGCGAATCATGGAGCCAACCGCCTTTTGAAACCAGAGATTAATCCCTGGCTCTATCGCGATTACTCGATCCGTTTTCGAATTCTTCGGTACAGTGACGATTTCGTTCCCCATCTGTGGTGTGAACAGCTCAGGTCCTACTTCGGACTCGAGATGGTCAGCCCACAGAGGATAAGCCTCAGCGAACCAAGGCTTAACCAGGGAGTACAAGTCGCGCGTTATCCCAGATTCACTCTGGAACTTATTGACTGCCGAAACGTGACTTCCTTTTAATAAGGTCGTAACGCCAGGCCCCCAATTTGCTTGATCGACTAACTCTTCTCCGCCAAAATCGCCAAGAATCACATCTATTTTACGCCTGAGTGCATTAAGCAACCAGACGTTAGATCCACAGAACAATGGATCTAAGGAAGGATTCGTAAAGCGACGATTGGTCTGACCACAAAGTTGCTCATACTGAGCAAATTTGGTAAGTGCTGCTTCCTTCTTCGATACCGGCAAATCTAGAAAATTTGCCTTCGCTAGGAAGTTAACAACAGCATAGTCATCTCTGTACTTTAGGGCACAAGAATAGTGCTCAGGTACAACAGATAAGTCAACCAACTGCTGAGTTTCTCCGTTACTATAGAGAAGCCAGGCAGCCAGAGACTTAGGAGTATTGAGAGAAGAAAAGAAATCGAAAATAGCATCATCAGTAACTGAAGTGCTTGCGCGAAAGTTCCGAATTTGCTTCGCAAGTTCGGTATTACGTTGCTTATGCGACATAATAGTGCTCCGTAAGGATGAAGTGAGATCGTCGTTTTGACTTTATGCCAAAACGGGATCAAGACGAGCCCGTCAGTAGACGGATTCGAAGTTCTCGACGGCCGCCGTGATAACGGCATTCGCCATGAAGTTCTTGACGAAAGCAAGCAGGTCTTTACGCTGCTGCAACGTGGAACGTTCAGGGAGAACCATTTCACCCGAAAACAGGCAATCATACGCCTTCGTCGGTGCTGGCTGAATGCCAGTACCGGTAGAAGGCGAGGTGATTTCCAGTGTCGGAACAACAACCTTGATCGCCAGCTTGAACGAACGCGAACCCGAGGTGGGTTGGCGCAAGCTCACGCTAACGATAGGAAAACCGATCGCGATACCGCCGATACGGTCTGCCCAACGCGCAACACCAGCATTGTCGATGTTGACGGGGTTGAAGGTATGAGCGACGGGCGTTGTAGCTCCGTCGTTCAAGGTCAATGCAGCGATAGCTGTCATGATATTTACTTCCAAGAAGGGTTATGGAAAGAAGCGACGCTTCTTTTACCAGAGCTGGCCTAACGACGTTGTTGGACCAGAAGAGCAGTAGCGTTAGCAAGATGCTGTACAGATAAAGGATCTTTAAACTGTGGCAATCGGGGAAGCGGAAAACCGCCAAGATCTTCGCGATTAATCGCAACCCTTTTTGCAAAAGCAGAGAGATCGATATCATATATGTATCCGCCATCGTTACGGCCAGAGGCAGTCCTTTGTGCTTTCAAGGTCGATACCAAAGCAGTAGTCATGCAGCCTTTCTTGAATTGGGCACCTAAGCCTGCATCAAGAGAGGAGATGAAACTACCAATTGGTAAAAACCAATCAACGACAAAGGACCAAGGCAGCAGTTCCCATCCAAGGCTAAGTGGGTTGGTTATACCCAATTGCGCCAAGGACCTTAGGTTCGGCTGTGGAGTGGAGTAGTAAAGAATAATCTTTACCTCTGCTTTCGCTTCATTGGTATACTTCATATCACTATGATCGTAATCCGACCTAGTAACGGAAGTAAAACTTCGTGAAGATCCAGCTGACACCCGCTCTAGCGGGGATTTCTTTTGAAAGCGCCGATGAATCAATTCGGCGGTTTCATAGATATCACCACAGAGTGGGAGCCAGCCGTATTGCAACTCCAGCCAACCGTTAGCTAACGCTTTCGATTGGTCACGAGCGAATTGGCGGTTAAACCCGTTGAAATTACGGGGACGTACTCCAAGTCGCCTTGCTGCACCCGCGATGTCTCCGTGACGTAAAGAGTTCATGGCTTGCCCAATGCGTGTTACTGCATTGACAATCATGCCGACATTTTGTTTATATGTCGCAGCATTCTCAAGGTGATTCGCCTTCTGATCCTTGAGCCTGCCGAGCACTTTATTAATCACTTCGTTTTGCATTGCGCTCACAATATCGGAAGATACGTGAGTAGGGTAATCGTTAAAGGAACCAAAAATTCCACTAGCAGTACGCGTATCTTTTACGATATGCCCGCTAATAGGGAGTTGAACGCGCCTAAAACCATTCCAGTGAACAACATCAGTACAAGTATAACTGTACTTGTTCATCGGAAGGCCGTACCGAAGTACGCCGCCATACCCCGGAGTTCTCTGACTATACCGACTATACGAAAAATCCGACTTCTTCACACGTTCTTTCGTCTTCGAATAGCTAGGCCCTGAGATTGTACTCATGGTCTCACTTTCGTTGATCGAGTCTCCGTATGTCGAATAAGATCCGTCGTTAGAAGGCATGTCAGTTCTCCTGTGCAGTGTAAATGAAAGTTCAGGTTCCAAATCTGAACCCTCTTGGCTTCCACCGAAATTACAAGTCGGTGTTGGTCACAAGGACCACGCAGTAAAGATTTCGCGCTCTCCGTTTAGAAAGAACGCGAAAGGACGAAAGTCCAATCCAACCGAATTCCGAGGAATTCGGAAGGATTTCAAGAGAGACCCCAAGGAGG